GGTGAACAGACCGCTGAGAAAGAAAAAAGGTTGATCGCTTACAAGCAGTTCGGCATATACTCAAAGGCTGGACCATCGCTCAAGAAACCCAACAAGCACGAGGCAGCATGAGAACCAATGCAACGCAGTCCTTGCGCGAACTTCTCAGAATAAACCCCGACGGTCTTGATGTGGGCACGATTGCAAACTATCTCGATCGTGAGCCGAGCAACATACGCTGGATACTCGGCAGAATGCCAGACGCCTACATAGACCGCTGGACCCGGTTCGGTGGTAAGGGGATGCCAAGCGCTATATGGTGCGTAGTGGTGCCCCCTGAGAACTGCCCACGGCCCGACGCCAAACGGAAAACAAAACCGTAACGACAAACAACTTTAGGAGAAGCAACATGACACAAGTAGGAATGAAATTTGACGGAGGTAAGCGGGACTACACCTTGCTGCCTTGGGACGCACTTGAAGACGTTGTGCGTGTGCTTGAGTTCGGTGCGCAGAAATACGCCCGCGATAACTGGAAGCATGTTGAAAACGCAGAAACACGGTACATGGCTGCCGCTATGCGCCACATGGTGGCACACTTGAACGGTGAGAAAGCAGACCCTGAATCGGGGATCGACCATTTGGCGCACGCAATGTGTTGCCTGTTGTTCACGCAGTCCATTTCCAAAAAACACGAGAGCTGAGTTCATGGTTGCGCAACGCGTGCAAGCCCGGTAGATGCGAACACGTTTTGTCGGATGAGAGGGCGCTCAGCTCACGTTACCCATCTCATCAACTCCTCACAGCGGCGGGGGCGCTGAATCTACCCATACCCCCGACCTTTTACCAACATGTTACGGAGAAGCAATCATGAAGAAAGCACAATGGAAAGCAGACCCGCGCACACGCGCATTTGGTGTGGACCCAAGAGAGACCCGCTTGCGCGAACTCGAAGGCGAACTGCAAGAACTGAAAGAAGCCAACGAGGTGTGGCGCTACAGGGCGCAGCACCACCAGAGCGAGCAAAGTAAGCTCACAGAAAAGGTGAGCCAGATATACCGGTACCGCGCAGCGTACAAGTGGTTGGCTTTGACGGGCGTGGTGCTGGAGCACGAGGGGGAGTTCAAGCACCTCAAGGGCACTGACATGGACGAGTTCTTTGGTCTCCACAAAATAACCACACCACAAACGCACAACCCGTACACAGCAGCGCTGGCGAACTCTATGCAACAAACCAAAGAGGCTGTGCTGACGGGCACCAGCATTTACAAAGTGTGGGCGGACGAAATACTGGAGGCAAAAAATGGCAGCAACTCCTGAAGCGCTGGTCAAGAAGCAGATCAGAAAAATACTCGACGCCGAGGGCGTCTACTACGCCATGCCCATGGGCACCGGCTACGGCAACAGCGGTGTGCCTGACTTCCTGTGTTGTGTTGCAGGTAAGTTCTTAGCCATCGAAGCCAAGGCAGGCAGGGGCACGACGACTGCGCTGCAAGACGCGCACATTGAAAAGATAGGCAGCGCGGGGGGTGTGGCCATGGTCATCAACGAAAAGAACCTCGACTCACTCATGCCGCTGATCCGGTACATGCAAGGAAAAACATGAACGAAGAAATCGCACGCAAAGCCATGACGGCCATCGAGAAGATGGCGCACGTTATGAGCAACCAACAGAAAGAACACTTCGCCAGCATCTTGACCATCTTGACCAACTGCTACGGTGAGAACGCAAAGTGGCGCGGTGCCCTGCTCCTTGCCGATGGTGAGCAATTTATCTCGGTGGGCATCAACGCCAACGAGTTTGAAATCGCCGGGCTGGTCAGCGAAGCATCCGTCATCCTGAACACAGAAATCAAAGCAGAGGCTCCCGAACACGGGATGTACAACTGATGGCAAAACCATACGACACAATCATCGCGCTCGACTTCGAGACGCGCTGGGACAGCAACGAATACACACTATCAAAACTAACAACAGAGGAATACATACGTGACCCACGTTTCAAAGCATTCGGCGCATGCGCACACGAACTCGGCTCAGCAGGCAAAGCGCCTTGGATCAGGGGAGCAGACCTGCAAGACTACTTCGACAGCATCGACTGGAGCCGCACCGCTGTGCTTGCTCACAACGCGCAGTTCGACGTCTCGATCATGGAGTGGGTGTACAACGCGCACCCGTGTTTTATCTTTGACAGCCTCTCTATGGCTCGGGCCTTGCGCGGAGTTGAAGTCGGCAACTCGCTGATGAAGCTGGCCAAGGACTACGGGCTACCAGACAAAGGCCGCGCTGTGCACGACACCAACGGCATGATCGAGCTGGACCCGAAGACTGAGCGCGAGCTTGCCGAGTACTGTGCGCATGATGTGTATTTGTGCGAGCAGGTGTTCAGCAAACTGATGGTGCAGCTCGACCCTGTGACAGGCAACTGCGGCGGCCCCTACCCCACCAAGGAACTGCGTCTGATCGACATGACGCTCAAGATGTACACCCGCCCCGTGCTGGAGTTGGATCAGAGCATGCTCACTGACGCGTTGTACGATGAAAAGGAAAAACGTGAAGCCCTCCTACAGAAGATCGGCGTTGATGAATCTTCACTTGCGTCAAACAAACAGTTCGCCGAAGTCCTGCGCGGACTCGGCATGCCCCCGCCCTACAAGAAAAGCAAAACGACTGGCAAACAGACGCTTGCTCTTGCGAAGAATGACGCGCTTTTTCAAGCGATGCTTAACGGGGACAACGAGGACGTTGCCGCTCTTTGTGAGGCTCGCCTTAAAGTCAAGTCCACCACGGAGCGTACGCGGGCGCAGCGGTTTTTGGATATCTCCAAGCGTGGCCGACTACCTGTACCGCTCTCATACTACGGCGCGAAGTCAGGACGCTGGACAGCGTCAAAAGGCAGCGCCATCAACATGCAGAACCTCAAGCGCGGATCGTTCCTGCGCAAAGCTATTATGGCTCCCGAAGGGCACCAACTGGTCGTCGGCGATCTGTCACAGATTGAACCACGAGTTCTTGCGTGGCTGGCTGATTACGAGGACATGCTACTCATCTTCCGGCAAGGCGGTGATCCTTACGCAGCGTTCGGCGCTCAGATGTTCAACATACCGGGCCTTACAAAAGAGTCACACCCTGATCTCCGGCAGTCGGCGAAGTCCGCGCTTCTGGGCTGTGGTTACGGATTGGGCTGGGCTTCATTCGCCGCCCAGCTACTCGTGGGTTTCCTCGGTGCGCCGCCTCAACGCTACGACAAAGACTTCGCAAAGAAGCTCGGCGTTACCGCGACGTACATACAGAAGTTTCTTGAGTGGGACGACAACGTCAAGAAGATGACGGAGATTCCGCACACCTGCACAGACGCTGAGTTGTTGGTGCACTGCGTGGCAGCCAAGATGATCATCGACAAGTACCGCTCAACTGCGTGGCCTGTCGTGGCGTTCTGGGACATGTGCGGTTCTTTGATCGAGCGCTCACTTTACGGCGGTGCGGAGTTCGTGTATAAATGTGTCACCTTCCGCAAGGAGGAGATCGTGCTGCCTAACGGCATGAGTCTGTTGTACCCCAACCTGCGACAAGTCAGGGAGAAGGTCAAGGACGAAGACGGCAACGAGAAAGAAGGCGGCCTGCAGTGGGTGTACGGCGAAGACGCAACGAAGCTGTATGCTGGTAAGATTACGAACAACATCGTGCAGGGCGTAGCCCGCATTGTGATGACTGACGGCATGCTGCGCGTGGACAAGCGCTACCCTGTGAAGGGCACAGTACACGACGAATTGATTTCTGTTGTGCCGGACGATGAAGTTGAATTCGCTAAGACTTGGGTCTTGGCGCAGATGACTATGGAGCCAAAGTATTTGCCGGGGATTCCTCTGGCCGCTGACGGTGGCGCACACCGTCGATACGGGTTGGCTAAGAACTGACCAAGGAGAGCAACCATGCAACTACCAAAGACAATCAAAGTCGGCAAAGTCACGTACCCCGTGGTGCAGCCGTTTTGCTTGCTGCCCCCAGACTGCGCAGGCAGCGTGACGTACGGACATTCCATCCGTGTTGCGCACAAGATGCGGGTACGGGGACGACTCACCCCGCGTTCCGAGCGCCAGCGCAGCGAGACTTTCTGGCACGAGTTGACGCACACCATCTTGCACGACATGGGCAGCAAACTCGAAGCCAACGAGCAGTTCGTCACCGCATTTTCCAAGCGCCTCAACGACGCCATTCACTCTGCAAAGTTCTGACATGAAAAAACCAGCATGGTCCCACTCTTCCCTCAAAGACTTTGAGGGCTGCGCACGGCGCTACCACGAGGTCAAGGTTCTGAAGAAGTACCCCTTCCAAGAGACTGAGGCCACACGCTACGGCAACCAAGTGCACGAATCGCTTGAGCTGTATGTTCGGGACGGCAAGCCGATCCCACCTGAGCACGCGCAGTTCAAAGACGTGGCTGACTCGCTCATCAAGAAACCCGGGCGCAAGCTGGCTGAGTTCGAGATGGCGCTGACCGTGGACTTGAAGCCCACTGAATGGAAGTCCCCCGACGTGTGGGTGCGCGGCATTGCTGACATCCTGATCGTTGACGACGACAACCTGACGGCGTGGGTGGGCGACTACAAGACGGGCAACAACAAGTACCCTGACCGTGACCAACTCGTGCTCATGTCCTGCATGGTGTTCGAGTATTTCCCGCACATCCGCAAAGTCAACTCGGCCTTGCTCTTCATCGTGAAAAACAGTATGGTCAAGATGCAAATGACGCGTGACCAGAAGGATGCAGCATGGTGGCGCTACCGTGAGCGCACAGCACGACTCGAAGCGTCTTTTGCCAACGACGTGTGGAATCCAAACCAAACACCACTGTGTGGCTGGTGCCAAGTCACTGGCTGCGAATTCAACCCCAAGCACTAAGGAGCCTGAAATGCCCTACAAGAACCCCGAAGACCGCGCTGCCTACCCTGCGTACGACAGCAAAGAATCAACCAAGAAGAAACGTGCCGAGCGCAACAAAGCGCGGCGCATGTTGGAAGCCGAAGGCGTTGTGCACAAAGGTGACGGCAAAGACGTGGACCACAAGAAGCCGCTGTCCAAGGGCGGCACCACGACGCGCAAGAACCTCACGGTGAAAACGGCAAGCGCCAACCGTTCGTACGCTCGCAAGAGCGATCACTCGATTAAGTGATGCCGAGCATCTGGCCACCGCCGGGCCCACAACAGGCGCTTGAACCGGGCTCAATCCTTTACGTAAACAGCGGCAACGGCACGGCTGCCAACACCATCGGCACGTACCGCGCACCGAAAGGCGTTATCACAAACATGGACGAGGTAAGCATGAAGGACCTCCAAAGTGAAGCGTTCAATACGCCGATAGATACGCTGATTGATCTCTGGCTAACACGTTATGGAAACGAATGGGTGGATATGGACAAGATCGAAGACGACGAGTTCTATGTCCTCGCATACAAGCGGCTCAAGTCATTGGGCCAACTCGAAACACACTACCTCACCGACCGTGCGCGGTTCGTGTGCAGGAAACCAACATAGGAGAGCAACATGGGGATTTTTGATGGGGTTACGGGGGGCCAAGGAGGCCTCACAAAAGAAGACGCTGCGTATCAGCAACAATTGCGCAGAGTTGACGCAGAGCGGCAAAAGTACGAGTACGAAATTGAGAAGGCGAAGTACGAAATTGAGAAGGCGAAGTACGAAATTGAGAAGGCGAAGTACAACCAAGGACTAGGGGGCGTGCGGCCAAAACAGCAACAGGCAGTGCCGAGGTTCAACCCCAACGAGAGCGAAGCATTTCAAATCCCAATGTCGCAGCTCGTCACCATGTGGCGGCTCAAGCACGGGGAGGAGTGGGTGGACATGCAACGAGCACGGCCGCCGTCCGGCAAAGACTTTTACACGGACGC